GCAAATGTTCTACAACGAAGACGACGAAACCGTAATACTTGCGGCGGATTTCATTTTTTTAATCAATTACTAACATGGCTACAATTTCCGGCGGCGAAGTCCGCCTATTTTTAAGCACAGACGGCACGACCTACAAGGCCTTTGCCGCCGAAACCGAGTGCAGCTTCGAAATGAACGCGGAGACGCGCGAAGTAACCTCTAAAGACGTAGCGGTATTCCGCAGCTACGTAACCAGCGCTAAGACTTGGAGCGTTAGCGGCACTATGCTGCTAGGCGACGACGACGCTAGCCAGTGGAACCCCGACGAGCTTTACGGCAAGGTGGGCGACGTGGTTTACCTGCGCATTACTCAGGTAGCAGCGGGCGGCTCTACACCAGTAACCGGTGAGACCAAAATTGAAGGCCAGGCAATCCTTACCCAGCTTTCGGTTTCAGCACCGGACAAGGACAACGGTAGCGTCAGCTTTAGCCTGAACGGTACTGGATCATTTACCGTAGGAACAAACTAAGCCATGGAAGGGAAAAAGTTTACGCTGGGGGCAGCGCTTTTGTTTGAAGAAGTAACGGGAAAAACCGTTACCGACATGGGAAACTTAGGCCTAGCAGACATGCTAGCCATGCTTTACGCGCAGGAGTTTTGGTCCGACAAAGACCGTATTAGCTTCGACGAGTTCAAAGCCATGGCAGGGGCCTGGGATATTTCCGAACTTACCCAGCGGCTTAACGGCCCTTTTTCCCAGCCGGCGGCCCAGTAGACGTACTGGGTCAGCTGGTGGGGCGTTTAGGCCTTGCGCCTAGCGAAGCCAAAACCCTGACGCTTGACCAGCTTAACGCGGTCATGCGGCACGGAATAGAAGCTGAAAAAGAAAAATGGAAAAGGACCCGCTGGCTAGCAGCCGTGCTAGTTAACGTCAGCGGCAAAAGTGTTAAACGAGTAGTCCAGGAAACTGACCTACTTAGATTTGAGGACGAGAAAAAAGAAAGCAGCCTTAGGGCTTTGTTAAACAGTTATGGCAGATACGACAGCTAATGTATTCCTAGGGCTAAACGTCAACGAATTTCGAAAAGGAATTCAGCAGGTTGACAGTAGCCTAAAGGGCATGAGTCAGCAGCTCACCAACCTAGGCGGGCTGATTGGCGCAAGCTTTGCCGTTTCTCAAATTCAGCAGTTTGCCAAAGAATCCGTAGACCTGGCTTTGCAGGCCCAAGGCGTAGCGGCAGCTTTCGAGCGCATAGGAAACGAAGCGAACTTGCAGCAGATGCGTTCGCAGGTAAAGGGGACAGTCAATGACCTGAACCTAATGCAGCAGGCCGTAAAGGCCGAAAACCTAGGTATTCCTATTCAGGACTTTACCAAGTACCTGAGCTTTGCTAAAAAGCAGGCTACCGAGTTAGGCACGTCAGTGGACTACATGGTAGAAAGTATTGTAACCGGCGTAGGTCGCCAGTCTGCATTAATACTTGACAACCTGGGTATAAGCGCCACGGAGCTTAACCAGGAACTAGCCAAGGGCGGCACGTACGCTGAGGCCGTTGGTCGCATTATTGAGCGATCAATGGGCGCAGCCGGTGAGCAGGTGCTTACCACCAAAGACCGTATAGACGCGCAGCGGGCAAGTATTGAGAACCTGCAAACTGCTATCGGAGAAAACCTGCTGCCTATTTACGAGGGCATGCTGAATTTTGTAGCTGAAGGCTTTAAGGCAATTAACCACCTAATGAGTAACCAGCTTACGCTTTGGGAAAAGCTGGCTTACTTAGCGTCCTATGCGAACGTAACCGGCGGAGCTGCTACACGCGTTATGCTAGACGCAATGGCGGCACAGCGCAAGGCAATGCAGGACGTAACGCTAGAAGCCCCAAGGATGGGCGAAGGCCTTAAAATGGCAGCGGACAGCGCGACCGACGGGCTTAAGAAAACTAATAAAGAGGCGGACAAGTTTGTAGACCGCCTAAGCAGCATGCTAGCCTTGGCGCGTCAGTTCGCCGAGCAGGACCTGAATTTTGTGGCAAAGGGCGAGGTGCTAGACACCTACAAGCCTATTGACATTGAAGAAGTAGACCTAATGGAAGGCGAGCTAGTCCCGCTTATAGCTAAGGTCAACGAGACCGGCGACGCATTACGAGCTGCCGCAATGGTAGGGCAGCAGTTTGGCAGCGTACTTTCTGAAGCCTTTACCGCGTCCATAGTCAACGGTGAAAACTTTTTTGAGGTGCTTAAAAAAGCCCTAATGGACTACGTTAAGCAAATGGCGGTAGCCCTTGCCACGACCACGGCCCTAGCAGCTGTATTCTCAGCGGTAACTGGTGGCGGATTCAGCGCAGCCTTTGGGGCCATAAGCCAGGGCAGTGGACTGGGCAGCTTATTTGGCGAAGGTGGTATGCTTAATTTAAACGCGCGCCTAGCTGGTCCGGATATTCTTTTGAGTACCCAGCGCAGTGGAACCAATTACGGACGGATAGGTGGCTAAGTATTTAATGCAGACGGCTGAGACGGCTACGCACAGTTTTGCGCTGTACGCCGAAGACCGCGCGTTTACTCCAGCGCCAGGCCTTACGTTTACCGTCGCAGACTGGAGTATAAGCTACCAGCCACAAGACCGCATTAAGCCAGGCGTAATACCATGCCAAATGGATCTAACGGTATTCGGTGGCTTTAACGTCAGCGACTACCGGACAATGCTAGCAGACGCAAAGGGCCGCTACATTATAGAAATGCGCGAAGGTGTAGACATTATTTACCGCGGCTTTTTAGTGCCTGACCTTTGCCAGATTGAGGTAATAAACGGCCAGCGCTTTATTAAGCTTTCGTTTTCTGACGGATTCCAAATGCTAGACCGCCGCGCGGACTTTTACCAGTTCAGCGGTACGGTTTCGTTTTCCGAGCAAATTTGGTACGCGTTTGACAATTGCAACCTTTTCGACGCGTTCGACTACTTTATGGTAAGCGAACACCGCGAGCCTACAAACAAAGGCATAACCACCAACGAGGGCGGCGTATGGTGGACCGGCTGTATTTCGGACGGCTTTTGGCAAATTGACGGGGAGTACCGAACATACTTAGAAGTAGTAACGGACATTTGCAATACGTTTGGGCTTCAACTGTTCCAGGACAAAGGGCAGCTAGTGTTTAGAAGCATTGAATATAAAACACCTTCCTGGTACAATGTATACGGCATTTATGGCACGTTTGCGGACCGAATTACACCAGCGGCTACAACCGCAAGCCCCGTAGTATATTCCGACGGCAGCGAGCTTTATAAGCCCGCGTTTCGTGAGGTATTTCTTACCCATAATAAACCAAGCCAGGGAATTATTAGGGACGAAAGCACTAATAATAAAGAGCGAGACAATTACTACGTAGGTAACGTAACGCCAACTGGCGCTAACCATATTGACTGGGACAGTGTTCTAGACATGCGTTTAGATTTCGATTCCGGCTTCACTGGCGGCAGCATAAACGTAGAATTTTACGTTACCATACAGTTCGGTAATTACTACTGGAACGGCACGGATTGGACCACCACAAGCAGCTTTATAACCTATACGGCAAAATCTACATTTGGCCCAGGGCCAAGCCTAGAGACTATTCAGGTAACAATTTTTAGCGCACACTTGGACACGCTGCCAAGTATTGGGACGGAGCCGCTGTACTACACGGTAGAAGGCACGCAGACAAGTGGCTACCAGGCGGACAGTATTTTAGTGCGAGCTACCATGAAATTTGCATACCACGACGCTAACCCAAATACTACGATTTACTACGCCGATAACACCGGACGCGTAAACGGAACTACTGAAAGCCTTACCACTGAGCTAGGCGACATTTGGACCAGCTCAGGCGTAGCGCCTGCACTGCCAGGCGAAATAAGATGCTGGGCAACGTCTGCTCGAACGGTGGCTTACGGTAACAATTTTTGGGACGCAGACCAAAACCTACTACTGGAGCGCATAGCATACCAGCTAGCGCGAAAAAATTACCGACCACGGCAGTATTACGAAATTGAGCTGGACGGAGTAGTGCGCTATAACCATACGTTTACATGGGAAGGCGTAGACTATAAGCCAGTTAACTTGCAAATAAGCGAGCGCAGCACGAGGGTTACGTATGCCGAATTTATAGACGGCGACCTAGAGACCGACCCTAACAGCAAACGCCCGGACCAGTTTTTATGATTTCGTACGAATTACCCCCTTATCTTTTTGTATATATATACAACTGGGAAAACTATTACCTAGACTTTACCTGGGACGAATTTAATAACACTTGGAACGCATGAACACAGCGCAGTTTATTACTATTTTTTTTAGCGACGGCCTTAACGCCGAAGACCAATGGCAAACGCTCGACGCAGCCTGGGAACTTTCGGACTGGGACTGGAACGCCTAAACCATTTTTTAACTAACTTTATACCATTAAATTGAAAGTATGGGAACTTCACTAACGGGAACCAAACCCAAAGACACATACGACAGCCTTATTAAGGTAGGCGACAACGGCCCGATCGGGGCAACCGCTAAAACATTGAGCGACGGACTGGGTAACGACCTACCTATTGCAGTAAGCACCAGCAACGTAGGCATCGGCACGAGTTCGCCTGCTTCTATATTGCACGCTCGTAGAGCAGGAAACGGAAACGTATTAACTGTTGCAAACGACCAAACAGGCTCGCAAGTAAATATCGGTGTTGGTGTAGTTTCGGACGGACGTCCATTCTTGGGAACTAATGACAACAGTAACCCGTTAGAGGTTGGTACGCAGGCCGCTTCTGATATGATTTTATTGCGTGAATCTACGGAGATTGCTCGCATCACGGCAAACGGCCTAACCTTCAACGGGGACACCGCAGCAGCCAACGCCCTTGATGACTACGAGGAGGGGACTTGGACTCCTGCTTATGCTGCAAGCGGTGGAGGTTCTGCAATACACGATATCCAATTGGGAACATATACCAAAATCGGTAACGTTGTAACTTGCACTTTTAGAATCGCAGGAAACAAAAA